AGCACCAAACCTTAATGCAGAATTTGCACTATTTGTGGTTGATGTTACTTGAATACGAGCAGTTCCATATGATGTTGATATTAAATCTCCTGCCGTTAAACCATTACTTAAAATAACATTACCACCACTTAAAGTTAATTGATTTGTAAAACTTAATTGAGCAACTGATGTAGCATTTGATGAACATTCTAAAGTAGCATAACCACCACCTGTATTACTAACTTTTATTTTAGCACCTGCAGTTCCACTTTGTACTTCTAATTTTTCACTTGGTGCAGTTAATCCTATTCCTACATTACCCGCAGAATTAGCAGTTAATCTTGCAGTTGAGCCTGTAAATAAAGTAACCGAACTACCATCTATTGCAATAGGTAAATAACCAGGACTTGTTCTATTATATCCTAAAATACCTGCATAAGAACCATCATAAAATAATTCTAATCCACTACCACTTGCAGGAGCAGTTGAACCTGTCACTTGAACCTTTTGTGAAAAACTTGCACTTGTACCATTTAAAGCACCTGTTAAAGTTCCACCTGCTAAAGGTAAGTAAGAACTTAATGCAGAACTTGTAATATATCCTGCGCCGTTAGTGATTTGATTATTGTTTGTTGGGATAGTAATTAACCCCGATGTACTATTATATGCTCCTGAACCTGCTACAAAACTTAATGCAGCCCTTGCTCTAGCATTTGTAAAATACAAGTTAGTGCCTTCAGTAATGTTAGTAGTAGTACCTGCAGTTTTAGTCCATAATCCTGTAGAAGATACATATTTTAAGATGTCTCCATTATTAGGACTTTGAGCAGAAACATTATGTAACTCATCCATTTCATAGCCATTCTGTATCTTTACTGCTACACTACCTTGTGTTGGATGTACCCTTACAACTATACCCACATACACTAAATGTGCAGGTGCATATTGTTTTTCAGTTGTCCATTCGCCTTCAATAGTAGAACTTAAATACAATATCTGACCACTTTCATAGGCTCTAGTATCTAAATTTTCTAATAGACCAACAACTACTACATAGCCATTGCTCATATTTGCAATATTATTCTGCACAATGCCATAAGTCTGAGCAGATGTGGCATCTCCTGTAGCTATTGCCCTTGTAATAGTAGGTAAATTTCCATGCTCAGCATCTAATAAAACAATAGTACCTTTAGTCATTACACTACCACTTTGATTATATACCTCAGTTATTAATCTTTGTGCTTCATTTGCAATAGTAGGGAATGTAGCTAAGCTACCATCTCCCCTAACATATTGTGCAGTAGTACCTGCTCCTGTTATTGCTATAGTACCATTAGATGTTAATGGACTATTAGAAACAGAAAATGCAGAAGGCATAGATATACCCACAGATGTTAAACCTGTGTCAGAATTATTTACCCAGGTAGTGCCATTATATTTTAAAACTTGACCATTTGAGGGACTTGTTAAGGTTACATCTGAAAGTTGAGTTAATGAATAATCTCCCTCAGTTGCTACTATTGCACCTGTTCTGCCAAATACAGAACTTACTGCATCTGTATTTATATCACTCCATGATGCAGTAATAGTACCACCATCCTGTTGAGTTAATGTTAATGTTTTAGTAGTAGTACCTGTAACTGCAGCAGAGTTAATCTTATCGTTATAAGCAGTAGTCCAATTAGTAGAATTATCTGTTATATATGATATAGTACCACTAACAGATTTAACTATACCTGTGCCACTTAATGCCACCTGAAAAGCAGCAGAAGATAAACCATCTAATAAGTCAGCATTAAGGTTAGTAACCTTAGTAGTAGATGCCACTTGTAAAGGTGCAGTACCTGTAGTAACAGAAGATATAATAGGAGATGTAAAAGTTTTTTCTCCTGTAATAGTCTGAGTACCTGCTACATTTACATAAGCACTACCTATTTGATTGCTAATATAAATAGCAAATTGCTCTACATATATTTTGTTAGTAGTGCTACTTGAATTATTTACTACTATAGGTATTTGTGTTTCCTCTCCTATAGATGTATAGCCTATAGCTGCTAATTGAGATATTTTTCTGTCTGCCATACTATTAAATATAAATTTTACTTACTCCGTTTTGTTGTAGAAGATAACTAGTACCATCTTCTAATAATATATAATCAAAATCTGAGAACCTCAAACCTTCTAATACCTTTAATAAACTGACTTCAGAAAGCCCATCTGCTACAGGATTATATTTATCTACTTTTATTAACCTGAAAAAATGTTTACCAACTTTAATTAACCTTCTAAAATCTAAGTCTAATATGTCAGTATTTAATAATCTGAATTGGCCCTTTAATAACCTACTATAGATATTGCTTATTTCACTAATAAGACCACTATAGAAAGCATTAAATAGATTAGCATTAGGATAAGGGTTAATACTAAAATAAACCTCTCTAGGATACCCGAATAGTAAATCTGTAGTAGCATTATAAGGGTCATCTAAATGCCCTGCATAAGGATATGTATTTTGAGGTGCATATTGCCAGGCCCCATCAAAAAAACTATAAGCTATCTGCCAATTAGCAGGGGTACTTTCTCCATTATATTTCCATGATGCTATTCTAGGTCTAAAATTAGAAGGTTGTTTTATGTCATTTTGTACCTTATACAAAGATAACATGATTAAACCTCCATACTCATCTCTCATCATTGGAGGGCCTAAAGGTATTACTACCTCTTTTACATCTCTTTGAAAGTCATTATCAAAAATACTTACAGATTCGCCATAAGTCATGTTAAATTTCTTTTGATAAAAGTCATTCCAATAATCGTTATCTTCTTGATACTTTAATCTATACTCCTTAAATGTTAATTCACTTAATGGGGTTATGGATACCTCAGAACTTGTATCTAATTTTTGGCTCCAATCTACTGCCTGGTCTTTATATATATCCAAAAACAAAGGGTAAGGAGTTATAATTAAAGCATTATCAATTAACTTATCCTGCTCTATATAAAGATTAAACATCTGAATAACAGACTTTAAAAAATCTTTTTGCTTAATAGACTTAGGTAATATATAAGCCATTTTCATGGTATCAAATTCTACTAATGGAGTAGTTACAGGGATATCAGTACCTAAAATTAAATTAATGGTACCTGTCAAATCTGCTTTAATACCTACACCACCTACTAAAGATTGTGTTCTTAACTTAATTGTAATAATATCATTCTGTTCTATTTGAGCAGTAGTATTTATTTGGCCCTGAAATCTAGAATTATAAACAGGGGGAGTTTGATATCTAAAATTAAACTGCCCATATGCAGTACCAATTATTTCTACTAACCCACCTCTATCTCTCTCTACAAATAGTGTCATTGCAATGGTTCCATTTGTGGGATGAAATGCACTTATATCATAGTTTACTATTAAGTTACTATCTATAGGGGTTACTTCATTGTATTCATATTGTATCCCACCACCCATTTGAGTCCACCCTGTACCTGTTGTAATAGTTGGTAAGGATAAAGGAATAGTATCATCTTCAACTAATGGAGTATCTATATAATTAATAATATCCCCATCATTTGCGCTAGTTACATTAAGCCCTAATGGTATGCTTTTAACAGGTGCATTATCTGTATAGATTAGAACTAACTTTTTAAAATAGTCAGTATCAAAGAAAGGGGCTATAATTTGGAACCCTGCTTCTTGAAACATTCTACCTAGAATTTCCCTAACAAAAATAGCGGGTCTAAACTGAGTTAATGGATAAGTAAACCCATTATCTAAAGACATCCCATAATCAATTAAAGGATATACATAGTTATCCCCTCCTAAAGTCCACATTTCTCTATCCCAACTATTCTCAATCTGTACTAAATTCCACTCATGGTCATAGTTAGTAAAATCTAAGTCATTTAATGTCTTATCTCCTAGTGAATAAAGGATATCATTAAGCCTACCAAATACATTAGTTTCAAATTTGATATCTCCATTAACATTACTAATAGACATCATTCTTATAATACCATCAAATATCTTAACTGAGTCCAGGTATATTAAAGCCTTAGCCTTTTTAGCAGGGTTAAAATTAGAATAGACATTAGGATTGCTACCTAAATAATCATTCTGAACAGATATATCAAATATATGCCCAAATATTTCCCTGTTTCTGTTAGTAGCAGGTATAATAATAGTCTTAGAAAATGATGAGTTTCTCTTTTCAATATCACTAATGTTAGCAATAGAGTAAGTAAACTCAGTATCTATATCTCCAAAGGTCTCAACTTCATGCCCTTCTACAAATAATTTAGCTGCCATTCTTTATATAGATTGTCTAGTGTTTAATACAGGTATTTCAATATCTAAGTCTAGATTAAATAACTTATCTATAGTGCTATTTTTAACCTCATAAGTATTAGGTACTATATTAACATTAACATATTGCCCATTAGGCATAACCATATATACTAAAGGACTTGAATATAAGTACCTTAGCAAATGACTCTGCTCATTGGTTAGATAGTCAGAGGTTAACTTCCACTTTTCTTTCTCTCCTGTATAATAAATAGGAGTGATATTTTGCATATTATTAATTAATGGCCTTAATAAATCTCCTGTATAATCTCTTTGATATTTCTTTCTATCAATGTCGAAACTCTGTCTACTTACCAGGTCAAAGTTCATGTACTCCATGGTTCCATATTTACCTAGATACATTAATCTAACAGGCTCATATTTGCTACATGGCTGAATATATAGAGTTTGTACTAATTTAATATAAGAATCTCCACAGGCCCCTGAACTAAACTTAACAAATATCTCTATTTTGTCAGGGTTCCCAAAATTAATAGGGGTTACTCCTAATACATATAGGGACTCATCTATTCCATAAGTTACATATTCTAAGTCTGTATAACTTTCTCCTGTATAGGCCCTCATAATAAAGCTAATAATAGGTCTATTATCTAAGCTATAGCAGCAGATAGTATATAAGTCAGTTAGTCTTAGCTTTTGATATTCCCAATCTGTCAAAGGCTTTAAATTACCCCCACTCTCATCACATACATCTGTGAACTTATAAGGGTATTCATTAGTATAAAAATTAGATAACTCTATTAATGGAATAGATAAAGGTACTGCTATTTTCCACTCAGATACTACTTCACTAGCCACATCTATAGCATATACACCTAAGTCATTTAGATAATATTCATAGCATTTAAGCCTATACTTATATGAGTATGTAGGTAAACTTACCAGGGCCATTTCTTGCATTATACTATCCTGATATTGGAACCTAGTATTAACAAAATTAGAAATATCAAACTCTAGTGGGCTATCATATACTGCCTCAGCATCATAATATATGGTACTGATTAGCAAATCATTAGCATCAAATACTTTAACTACATATTTAAACCCATCCTGTAATACCTCATCACTACTTATTTTGTAGTTTATTCTGTTGAATGCCGATACTATATATTGTATAGGCTCTATTAATGTTATCATGTCTTAATTTTTAATACTAATGAGTTAAAACTAACTTCTTTTATCTGTACTTCATAATCAGGTAGTACCTCATCTAATGATTTTTGCTTAAAGTTTCTACCTGCTATACCATACTTCTTAATATAATAGGCTAATCTTTGTGATGGGGATTTTATTAGCTTGTTATAATTAGGTCTGCCCTCACTTTTGTCTACTGCTTTCTGACCTTTTAAATCTATGTTTTTAATTTTTGCCCACCCTTCTAAAGACTTTAAAGCCTCAGGAGGCATACCATAAGTTTTAAACTGATAGTATTTACCATCCTTATTTTTAATCTGCTTCTTTCTATTCTTTATTCCCTTTACACCCTTATCTATATAATCTGCATATTCAATGTCGGTACCTACTTCTAATCTAGTACCATCCTTAGTATCTTTGACACCAATGACTCTCCATGAACTAGCTAACTTACCACTAGCTACAGGGGAATTCTTTTCTAAAGCAGAAACCAAAGCTACCCCTAGTCTATCTAGAATGCTCTTTAAGTTTTTACTTGTAGTTTCATCTGCTGCAGCTAGATATTCATTAGGTTGTAATGTTCTACCCCCTATTTTTAAATTAGCTACTACTGATTCTGTTTCTTTTCCCATTTTTTATAGTCTAAATCTTTTTGCTTATTATAGTCTTTTAAATAAGCTAAAGTATTTAAGTAATGTATAACATTTAATTTATACCCTTCTGTTAGTGTTATATTCTCAAAGTCAGCTACTTGCTTAGTTGAGTGTACCCAACCCCATTTTGCCATAAATGAGTTAGCCTCTCCCTCTGCTCCTGTGTCAGATTTGAAAAGGTTTCCATATCGTTTATTAATCCCTTCAATAGTTGACAAAAAAAAACCATACAACCATACAACTCTAGGAAATTAGCATCTAGCAAATCTTCAGCTACCTTATCATGTGGAACCGAACCATACTCCATGTATCTCTTTCCCTTCATTGGTAAAAAGAAACAGGCAGCTATCTTATTTAACTCCATAATATTTCCACTAAAGGTGCTAATGTCAATATACTGCCCTGCAGTTATTTCACTAACTTCAAAGCAGAACTTATATCTATTACCATTAACCTCTAAATAATCTACAGGTTTACTCTCAGGTAATTCTGAAAAAAATGATAGCTTTTTACTGCATTTTTCAAGTAAGTCTTTGTACTTAATTGTATCATATTCCTCAGGGTTTTTACCTTCAATTACCCCTAGCATAAGCTGCTGCTTTTCTACTATGTTAAGCCTATCATTATTATCAATGTCATATAAGCCAATAAATTGACTGCAAGTTAGTTTGTCCCACATACTTATAAATATATTTTTTGTTGTTTCGTTTATCTAAATGTGTATTTGCCTAGATGATGCTGACTTAGTTTGTTGACTACTGAGTATCTTAAAGCATCCAGGGCATGGTTAAAATTATCTACAGGCTTATTGGTTAATTGCCCATTCTTATCCTCTATGTACTTATAGTTTCTTAATTCTTTGATAAGATTATAGCTTCTATCTGTAGCAAATAGCCTATACCTTCTAACAATGTCTATGCCTATGTTAATGCTACCTTTAATAGTTGGCTTTATATTCCATCCCATTCTATGAATCTCTTCTATACTCTTTGGCTCTGCACTATCTGCATATACCTCATCTCTCTCATCCAATCCTAGGGCCTTCATTTCTTTGGCTATGTCCTGATTAGTTAACCCTGTTTTATAGATTAACTCATCCACATACATGTTATCCCCATCTACATAAGTCCTGACTAAACTAGTAGGGTCATTGCTATATCCAAAGTCTAAGCCATAAGATATTAGCTTAGCAGTAGAGGGTATATCTAGACAGGTGCTAAAGGTATAAATAAGGCTCCTGCTTTGACCTCTCTCTCCTAAGCCGTATACTCTCCAATATCCCTCATCTATTGTTTGTAGCCTCTCTATTTCCTTAATAATAGATTCCTCTAGAAATGGATTATCTTTGTAGGTAGTTTGATAAAACTCTACATCATTCCTGTTAAGTACCTGGTCATATATCCAATGAAACTCTTCAGAGGGGTTGTAATCTAATATTACCCTTTCATTTGTTCTAAAGATTAGCTGCTGCCAATCCTCATAGTTTAATTCATTGGCCTCATTAATAAAAAGCAAATCTCTCTTTCTACCCCTTATCTTTTGAGGCATATCTAAACTAATAAACTCTATGGTATTTCCATTAATATAGTATTCATTAATGGTTTTGCTATGGTAATCTTCAGAGTATAAGTCATTATCTTTTATAATCTGAAAGAAATCTCTCATAACTGCTCCCCTTAGTGCAGGGAATGTCTTTCTACAAATGGTTATTATTTTGCCTGTATTCTTATGGCAATAACTAAAGATAATCCATAATAAAATATTATAAGTCTTTCCTGACCTGGTACCTCCCTGCTCTACTACTATTTTAGATTTGGACTGCTCTAGGTGCTTAAATACTTTATTAGTTTTAATGCTATTCATTATTGTCTATAATGTTCACTTCAAATAGCTTCTGCCCATTTACCCCTGATAATTCCTGTCTCTCTACATAGCCTCTATTTTTCCCCTTAGTTTTAAGGTAGAAGATAATAGCAGTAATATTCCCTTCTCTAATTTGTCTTTTTAAAGCACTCTCTGCAGTATCTATATCTCCCTCTTCTAAAGCAGTTATCTTCTCTTTAAAAGAGTTATCTTCTTTAAGCCAATTATAGAATGTGGCCCTTTCAATTCCTAGTGCATTACAGGTTAGATAAATATTATTAGCCTTCTCACTATATATTTTAATGAACTCCTCTTTTTTCTTTTCTCTATTTTCCTGCCTTACTTTTAGAGACACTTCTGCTCCCTTTTTTTTGTCCATCTTTTTTATAGTGTTTACTTTATAAAATTTACTTTAGGTTTTTGGGTTCCCATTTTGGGAATATAACTTGTCATATAACTACCAAAATAATATATAATTATCCCTTTTAAGGCTTATTTTTTCCACTATAAGGCTAAAATTAGATATTATTTTCCAAAATTAGTCAATCTAAAGGCTTACATTTTTCTTTTGTTTGTCATATTATATCCATACAAATGTTAAATGTTCTTTTTAGTGATTGTTAAATGTTTGCATAATTTTTTAGTAAAGTTTCATGTATTTTGTCCACTTAATTCGTTAAAAAACAGGACATTAGAACCTTTGTAATATTTATAGCTATTAAGCCTTGTTAATTATACCTATAAGTTATATCTATAGTAGGTGCTAAATATTCTCTATTTCCTTTTTAACTTCTTTCCAATATTTTACATTATCTAAATAAAATGCAGAATCCCCTTGCTCTACAATGGCTTTTAATATTTCCTCTACAGATATTACTGCAAACTTCTTAGATAGAATTATATCTATGTCTTTAGTATAGCATAATAGGTTACCTACTAACTCTATGGCTTTTGAATAAGGTGTCATAAATAGTTTCTGCTTAAAATCCAATTAGGATTACTATCATCTGTGCTATTAGTGCTTTTAGTATGTTTTGCTCTCAATTCCTGAGCCTTATCCTCATACCATTTAGCCTTCCCTATCTCATCCTCTATAGTTTGTTCAGGTTTTTCTCCTAATCTCATTCTATATTTAAAGGCATTCATTTCACAGAACTTAATAAAGGCTTCCTCTCCCCATATGTCTACCATCATTTGCCATACTTTCTTTCCCCCTTTGTCATAATGTGGGGGCTTTATGTAGTTATACTCCATCTTCTTTAGGTACTTCAGTATAAACTAACTCATTATTAACTCCATGTTCTGTTAATAGCTTAGAGAATATCTCTGCAATTTTAAAGACATCATCTTTATCAAATGTAGATAATGTTAATAGTTTTTCTCCATTAGAGAAATTTAATGCGAATGGTTTTAACTCTTTTGTCATAACTTTTTTTTATTTTGTTTAATTTATCTACCCTGGCCTTTATACTTTTTTGCCTTTCTTGAATGTTTGTTTAATGATTTTACTGCTTTACCACTTATCCTTTTACCAAATGATGCCTTTGCTGCACTTAACTTTACTTTAGCCATTACTATCTATCTTTTCTTTATGTTTCTTTTTAAGGTATTCTAGTTGGTCTTTTTTATCCCCATATTTTATATGGCAGTTTCTACATAGGGCCATTATATTACTTATATTATCTTTATCTATACTACTCCCACCCATTCCCCTGGCATCAATATGATGTATATCTACTGCTTTGGTTCCACAGGTTTCACAAGGTATAAAATCTTCTATGCAATACCCAAAGTAATCCATGTATACCTTAGTATATTTTTTCACTTTTCAATAAATAGAACCCTATAGCTAAACTCAAAAGATAATCCCCATGCTATCATATATATTGGTAAATCAAATATACCTAGTATAGGAGTATAGGTCATTATAGATGCTATTAAGCATAATAACATTAACCCCTTAGCTAAATGCCACCCATCTGTTAAAAAAACTAAGATAGTAGAAGATAAAAAGAATTTTTCTCCATTTCTTTTATCCCCCCATTGCCATTTATTGCGCCATGATATATTATAGTCCCAAAATTGCTTATTTTTTAGGTTTCCAAATATAGAAACATAGTACCTAGATACTAGTACATCCATCATACCATTAAAAATAGCTGCTAAAATAAAGAAAATAATACTCATTAGATTTTTATAGATAGGTCAGTATCACTTTTCTTATAATCATTTAGAGTAATGGCTACATCCTTATCATATTGATTAGGCTCCTTAAATATATTAATGTTAATATTAACATATTCCTTACCATTAAAGCTATAAGAATGCTCTTTAGCATCACTTACACAGATAGAAGCAGTAATCCAGGTTTCATTTCTCTTTTTACCATTGCCTAGTTTGATTTTTTCTTTTTGCATGATTTTATTTTTTAGGTTTTCTTGTTTTTTTTACTTTTATAATAGGTTTAATCTCAATAACTTCTTGTTTAATCTCAACAATTTCTTGTTTAATTACTTCTACAATAGGAGTAACTACTTTTTTACCTTCAATCTTTTCTATCTGAGCCTTTTCCCACTCCTTACCATTTGGCTGAGAACTTATATACCAGGTATATAGTTTTACAATTAAATCTACTCTGCAACTGCTGCACCAATGACTAAAATTATTTTTTTTACTGACATATTCAGTATAAATTCCAATTAATTCATTATATACTTCCTTATTAAAGTTAGTAATATATTGACTTTTAACAAAGGTATAATATTTAATAAAATGCCTTTCTAATACTTGCAAATCTTCTTGTTTCATAATTCCCATTTATTGGTTATAAAATCCTCCACATATAAAAATAGAAATGGAGCAATACTACTGATAAATATACTATCTATTAGGTTTGTTTTCAGCAACATATAAAAAAAACATAGCCAAAATGCCATACAAAAACCACAATTTAAAGGTTTCCCTACTTTAATCTTAGTGATTTTATATAAAAATATAGGAGCCTTAATAATATAAATCCAAATTAAGCTAATAAATACTGCTCCTAATATACTAGTGATTGCTTGATACATTTTCTTATTCTTTTAATGGTTATAAATATGCTTGTATGTGGTATTCCTGTTATTGCAGCAACCTTTCTAACACTTCCCTCCTCAATATACATCTTTAATATCTCTTTATCATACCAATATAGAGTTTCTACTAATACTTGTACCTTTTTTATGGTATCTTCTGTGTTATCTTCTATTTCATAGTCTTTCATTAATAGAGTTATATCCTCTACAGGTAATAAACTGCTATACATTCTACCTAATTTACCATATTTAGAGTTAATTTGGTTACAACAAATCCTAACTATCCAAAATTTAAAGACTTGTTTACCCTTTTTTACTAACTCTTCTATTTTATCCTTATCATATTCTAAAACTATCAGAGCAACCTCCTGCCTTAAATCCTCCCATAGGTCTTTCCCTATGTTTTTAAATGCACTTTCAAACTCAGGGCAATATAACCAATCAATGTGTTTCAAGGTACCTTGTTATTTTAGCAATAATATCATCAAATCCTATACCAAATTCTGCTACAAATCCTCTATCTTTTAACATTTCAAGCATTTTATGCTGCTCTTCTATATGTGGGTTAGAAATTAATTCCCCATTTTTCTTAAAAATCTTTGTAGTTTCTGTTTTTAATTCTATGAATAGACCTGCATAAGAACCCCTAGGTTCAATGATAAATAGGTCAGGGTATCCTTTATGGCTTTGCAATACTTTTTGCCTCATAGCCATTCCTATGCTTAATCTCATACCTGCTGCATAATCAGTCCTAAACAATATACCAGGGTATTGTAGTTTTAACCATTTACAGACACTTGAATGTAGATTTTTTTCTAGCATATTCAAAATTACATTTAATTATTGTATAAGCAAATTATTTTTAAACTTATTTTAATAGATATATTCTTTAAATGACATAGTCTCTCCTTTAAATTGAAAAGGTAAGTTTTTTATTTCCCCATGTCTATTCTTTCCTATCTTAACTACGCACATATCTTCACTAGAAATAGTATTACCTTTGATTTCAATTTCTTTAATGCCATAAGTTTCGGGCCTCATAATGAATATAACTGAGTCTGCATCCTGTTCTATACTACCACTCTCTCTAAGGTCAGATAATTGAGGCATTTTATCCCCTCTACTCTCTACTGCTCTACTTAATTGAGATAAAGCTAGTACAGGTATGTTTAATTCCTTAGCTATAATTTTACAACCCCTGCTAATTTCAGATATCTCTGTTTCCCTGGTACCATTTTTTGCAGTACCACTCATTAACTGCAGGTAGTCTATACATAGAAATTGAATATCATACTTTCGTTTCATAATAGTAGCCTTACTTCTTAATTCTCTAATGTTTAAACTAGGGCTATCATCTATATGTAGTTTAGTTTGTGCTAATTTTACCTCACTATTTGCTAATCTTTGCCTTTCAGTAGCATCTAGAGTATTATGTCTAAGGTTTGAATGTGCTATGCCTGTATCTAAGCTAATAAGCCTATTAACTAATTGCTCCCCACTCATCTCTAAGCTAAATACACCTACTGCTAGATTTTGATTAAGTACATTCATGATAGAGTTAAGCATAAAAGCAGTTTTACCCTGTGCAGGTCTAGCTGCTAAGATTGTTAAGTCAGGTGCTACCCATCCACTAATGATATCATTTAGGTTTTTATAGCCTGTATCTATTCCTATCTGTCCATTTAATGAACTCTTTTCTCTTTGAATAGCTAACTCTTTAATAAAATGGTTAATGCTTTTTTCAGTATTCTTAAAAACAGACTCCTGAACTTGTAAAATAGAGTTACTAGCTAGATTAAGACATTCAGAATCCTCTAAATTGAAACTATCTGAAACTAATTTTTGACCTATTTTAATTCCCTGCCTCTGCATATAATACTGCATAAGGATAGCTAACCAGGTATCTATATGTGCAGAACTTGAAACAGATGATACCATCATTGAAATAGCATAGGCACCTCCACTAGGTTCCAATTTACCCTTTACCCTTAAATCATTGGTTATGGTTATAACATCTATATGCCTTCCTTTATCAAATAAGTCCTGTATAGATTGAAAAATATTTCTATGAGCAGTATTATAGAAAAATTCTGTACTCAATTTAGTCATATACTCAGTAAGTATATAAGAATCTACTAATAACAAACCTATAATGCTATCTTCTATCTCAGTATTGTGAGGAGGTACCTGTTTTTCTATCATAATTACATTATTATCTTTGTTATTAAAACTTTGTTATTACCTTCCGTATTTTTCGGGAGGGGGGGGTAGAGATTTTTCGGGAGGGGGGTACGGATTTTTCGGGATAGGGTCTTAATCTTAATCATCCTTTTTTCAACTTGTGCAGTACCCTCTTTTCTTATTAGATTTCTAATAATTATACCTCTTTTTTCCAATTCAGAAATATTATCTGAGATAGTCTTAGAAGATAAGTTAAGACATTCCCCCAGGTACTTATTAGTAGCATAGCAGAATCCTTTATGATTAGATAAATTGCTAATTAAGGCTATTAATAGCTTCTGTGTACTGCTTAAAGTCTTATCTAATAGTATTTCAGCAGGAATTACTGCATACCAATTATGCTGAGGGTTTTCTTTCATAATTTTTGCAAGTTTTTTAGAATATTTTTAGCATCATTTATGCAATCTATCATATATTGCATATGTTCATACTCTGAATTATCTGCAATAAATACATCTATTAAATTAGCTGCATCTTCTAACCCATTTTGGATTTCCTCATAACCCATAGAGCCATATGTATCTGAATATTTCATATTTTAGTTAGTTTTTTGGGTTTGCAATATACTATTTATAAAGACTTAATAACTTTAATTTTATCTTTATTTTCAATCTTAATATAACTTAATGATACTAACTTAGTTAGCCAATTATTAATACTTACACTAGTTACACCAAATTGAACTGCTAACTCTTCATTAGTTAATTCTACTTTCCCCTTTTCTTTAATAAAAATGTATAGCATTTTAGCTGAACTTTGAACATTGTTATCATTAAAAATCTTATCTTTTGAACTTATCATCTTTTAATTATTAATTTGGTTATAAACTTCTATTGACTCATCCTTATTAAGGATACTAAATACTCCATAGCTAATTTTTCTACCAAATTTATTCCTAGTATTAATATTATCACATAATACCTGAACTCCCCTGGCCCTTAATTGGCTAATTTTACTTGTTGGACTTAAAACACCATTCTGAATGATGTCTAAACTTGTTTGTGGGCTATGTAATAAAACATATAACACCTCTGCTAGTTGATTTTTTGGTCTTTCCATTTCTATTGTGGTTTATATAAACTATGTAAAATACTTGTATGATGTTTGTTTAGGTAGTTAGCTATTTCTGTAATAGTATAGCCACATTTATAAGCAACTCTACAGAATTTGTCCCTAATTTTAACATTTTCTGCCTTTCTGCTATGAATTTTTAACACATCTTCTGTTATTTTTTTTCTATTGCAGTACCCTACTACCCATTTATCTAATGGTTCTATGCTAATTTTTTTCTTAGTATATCGTAAAGTAATAGTTTTAGTTTCTATTTTCTGTGGTAATACAATCTGCTCAATAGTAAAGCAGTCCATACTTTCAAGCAAATGCTTAATCCTATTTTTAGTATGGTCATTACATCCTGTATAAAGTTGTATATATGATAATGCAGTATCTAGTTTTTCCATTTGCTCTCTAAAATAGCTACTAAGTCATTCATATATTCTGCTGACATTGTTATTTTTTCAAGTAATAACTCCATGTCTTCCAGGTTAGATTCAATTCTGAATATAAACATCTTAAAATCTTCAGGCATATCATTACAATAAGACACAAATTCGCAAAATTCTCTACCCGATACTAACATATCAGACTGACATTGCCAATAATACTCCTTATACTTCTTTTTAAAAGTATTTATATCCTCTATAATACCATAATTCAAATGATTAACATAATTATAGGGACATTTAACCTGAATAATACCATTATGATTAACAAAACCATCGGGGGTACCTCCATATAAGTCTGTAATAGACTCAATGTATCCTGCTTCCCCTACAATATTACCTGTTTTATTAGCATAATAATTTAGGGCCTCAGCTTCCATCATTAAACCATGAGTAGTAGCATCACTTTTATAATCTCTTTGTACACCTGTTAATTTTTCTACTACTTTTTGCTTCAAATAGTTTTTAGTAGTGTCTGATAAACTACCTTCTAGCTTAGTTTTAGGCTCTACCATTAAATTAAAGCAGGTACTACTAGTAATTTTCCCTAATCTTTGGGTAAACCACTCCTGGGTATATTGCTCTATCATTATAATAAAGGACTAATTGTTTTTAAACCATCAATTACTTTAAAATCCTTTTCCCTTAATTCTAAATGCTCTTTAGCTTTATTAAAGACATCTGTTTCCCCATCATTATACCTTTTAATTAGTTTTAACATGGTTACATCATTCATAAAAGGCTTTTCTGACTTCTGTTCTAGTGCATTTTTAACTTGCTCTATTACTGCTGCAGGTGCCTTTCTAACTTGCTCCCCTGCTGCATCTGTATCTTTATCAGTTACTAAGCCTAACATACTAGATAAAGCATATCTCCTATAGTAAGTAACTCCACTACCAAATGCCTGGTACTCATTCATGCTACCTAAGGATACCTGTGGAATAGGGGTCATAGAATCTAACATCTCTTCACTATCTATATGGAATAGAATAGTCTGAATACATCCATTAACTAATGGCTGAGTAACTACCAGGCCATGCTTAGCTAATAAAGGGTTAATTACTGAGTAAATTTTAGGTAGGTCTGCATAGGTATACTTATGACCTTGTGTATCCTTGTGGATAATTGGACATTCCTGCTGAAATGCTCCTAATGATTTCATTAGATTTTTCATTTGATTTGGTTTGTGATTATTATTTTGCTAAAGGAGCCTATTTTTAAGCTATCTAAGCTACTCTAATAATCTGTTTGATATTTGGTTAATTATTGCAGTTGAGAGGATGCTGCACCCCTTAATTTTAGTGTATAGATAAAATGATTTCTACACCATCTTTTCTAGCTTCTAGAAAGTCATCATTTAATTGAAACTCATATCCTAGATTTTCTAAATGTCTTTTAGCTAATATGTCTAAATTCCCTTGTAAATGAATAAAATCTTTATAGATTCTAATAGCATAGAAAATATCTAAATCAATGTCTAGATTTTGTAGCTTAGTAATTTGGTCTTTTTGTGCCATTTGGTTTTTTTTAGTGTCCTGTAAAAGTACGAATAATAAATTTAATTTTAAAATATTTTTTATTAGTTAGTCCTTTTAAATCTCTCATAAATAAAATGGACTTCCTTTTTAACATACTGACATGATACCATTAACTCTCTGCACCACTCATTAAAAGCTAACTGCTCAGTAGGGTAAACACTACTCATAATGCTTACATTTTTTGGATGTGTTATTTTTTCTTTCTTTGCCATACTATTTAGTATTTAATTTTATAACTTCCTGTAATATGCTATACTTAAAATCATTAAACCACTCAAAGATAGGAGTGCTATAAGATGTATTACCCTGGGCATCTGTTTCTAAAATACACAATGTACTTTCATTATCTATATGCCTAAATGTAGTTTCATTATTAGCAATGATATAAGCCTCTATCTCATTCCAACTAATATTAACACTATACATTAATCCATCAATGTCTACATCTATAATGTATTGAGGAGTATGAATGTCTACACAATCATAAACTTCTACTGCACATTCATGATTACTAGTATAGTTTTTCAATTCAGATAATTTAATGCTTTCCATGATTAAAAGTTTCTAAGGGTAAATAATGTAACCATTACCAATATAGATAAAATGGTAAATAAAATTAAATCTACTATTGTAGAGTCTTCAATTCCTGTGTCTTTGGTTTTAAATCTGTTCATGATTTTAATTTTAAAAATTTGCAGTTATGGATGCTGCTCCCCATGTTTATTTATTTTGTTAAAGATTCTCTTTGTCTCATTAATTCGTTAAATCTTATAGCTATATTTAAATGACCTATAAATAATTCGTATCTAAATAAACTTATTTTCTTTTCTGCATAATCATTATTTAAAATATCAAGTATTTCTAATAGTGTTTTGCTTTTGTTTACTTCATTAACTAAAGCTAAATAATCAAATGTAATTTTCATAATTTTAGACCGATTGGTTTGGTTCGGTATTCAAATGTACACCTATAAATTTAAATTCCAAATTATTTTTAAAATTATTTTTATTTATTTTATAAAAAATAAGCACATACCCTTAGATATATGCTTAAAATGCCTTTAAACCCTATTATTCATCAGTATCATCATCTATACTTTGTTGTAAATGTAGAATATGGTCTCTAATATGGTCATATTTGCCTACAATATATATAGAGGTTACATCTGTAAAGGTTAAAATCTGAATATCATGGGCCAATTCCTGTACAGAGGCCACATCTGATAATCTAATCATCCTTCTACATGAATCATGCTTAATATCTAAGCCTAACTCTCTCCAATTAATGGCATTTTCCCTTAATAGTACATCTACTTCTAACCACATATATTAATAAGTTGGATATATTTTAACTACTACATTAGATTTCTGTTTGTTATCATCATCTTTATACTTTTTAAGGTTTAAATCTAACCAATAACCACCAATCTCAGAGGGGCTGAATCCCTTTTCTACTGACCATCCCCCTTCTTTGTATTCCTGCTTCCAACACCCTGTGCGAATATGGTATACTTTCTCTAATACTACAGAACATGACTTACCATATATAAGCCTTTCAGTAGTAGAATGCATACAATACTGAGTATGTGTATGGCCTAACCAAATAAGGTCTGCACCTTCTACATAGGTACTCATTCTATTATGCTCTATTACTCCTTTAGTAACCCTGGCATTACCACCTGCCCCATGATGCATTTTAATCTTATAGGTATAAATAGCAGTACCATCTGCCATATTAATAACTACCCAACTTTGGTACCCACAATGATTAACTAAACTACCATACTCTTTCCTTAATATATAGCAAAGTCTTTCTAAGGGATTAGTTTCTGCATTCTTAGTGATAGCAGTTTCATGGTTCCCATCTGCCATAACTGCAATAATTTTAGCATAAGGTTTTAAAAACTCTGCAGCATCTTCTATTACCAGGTCAAAATAGTTATCCCCTAAATATTCTTTCCTTAGATTGCCTTTGGTACCTCTTCTATCATTTCTGCTTTGCATCATGTCGAAAAAATCCCCATTGAATAATACAATAGTTTTCTTTTTTAATGCCTCATCTAATGTTTCTTTTAGGAGCCTTCTTTCACAACTTTTACTATCAAAATGGACATCTGATAATAATAAAAAACTTTGATTAACTCCTTTTAGTTTAATTTCTGTAACTGACTTAGAGGGTTTGCTTATTTGCATGGTTTATTTTTTTAAGTATAACATTATTCCTGTGTACATTGCTAAAACTATTAGCAAAGATATGGTATAATTTTTAAATCTCTGTAAGTTAGTTATTTTAATATCTTTATCTGCTATATTATTTTCTAATTTTCTAGTATTAGTCATTAAATCATCACATTTAACCTGTAAAATATGTGTTTTAGCAGTATTTTCCTGATATACTATCTTTTGAGTGCTTTTAATGATAGTTTTAACTCTTTTAGGAGGGCATATAGTATCCTTATACTTAATAACATTATTAACTATATACTCTAGCTTAATGCTATCTCCCTTAACATACTCATATAAGGTATCTGTACTTGCTACATAGACTATACTATCCTTAATAGGGTATTTTTCTGCACATATTTTAGCTAATTTCTTTTCAGATACACATGATGTTAAGCAAAATAATGCTAACACTTTTAGTAATGTACTTAATTTCTTAAAAATAGTGTCAGGAGAAAATATTAATAAGATACCAATACCTAACCCTATAGAAGCATCTGTCCAGGTAGACTGAGCAAAAAATACACTACCTAAAGAAGCTAATATAATAACTATACCAATAATGGTAGTTTGCCAATGAGTAATATAATTTATCTTCATATTATTACATAATTATCTTTGTCTACTTTCTTTTTACTATGTAGGTCTGATAGGGCCTTAATAGAATGCCCAAATGTTTTCTGAAAATGTGGAGTATCTGAAAATTTCCAATCTCCACCCCATTCCCATCCATGCTGCTTAAAGATATTAACTACCTCTATCCAATCACTTTTACCATCCCCATCTAAGTCTATTTTAGTATCATAGATAGCAGCATTGTTTTTAATTAGGACTATATCAATAGCTAAGCCATAATTATGGTAGCTACTGCCACCTTTAGCATTGGTTACTATAGGCCCATCTGTTTTCCTGCCTTGTGAATATAAAGCATTCTGCTCCTCAAAAGTCCTTAATGTATGGGTAAATCTACAGAAAGAATCTTTTGATAACTCCTGACATATTTTAGAGTATATAGCTAATGCTTCTACCCTTAATTTAGGATGTAAAAGATTAATCTTTGCTATCGTTTTTGAGTCGGTCATATTGTCTTTTTTCGTTTTTAATTTTATACACTAAATATATAATAGATAACAAGGATATACTCCATGTCAAACCCATACTGATTAAATCCACTCCGATTAATTGGAAAAAATTGAACAAAATTGCACCCATTGTTGAAGGGACACCCACCTCATCTTTTAAAAAAATATTCATATTATATTACATTTGGAAATACACAGGCATCTAAAGGCTGAGCATCTACTATTTCTATATCTATTGTTACACCTGCAGTAAAATCATCAAACCTTTCCTGAAAAAAGTCTATTTGAATCCCATCTGAAACATTAAATGGGTAATCATTGTTTAGTTTTAATTTACTTACTATATCTAAGGCTACTAATATTTGGTCTGACTGAATAGTCAATCTATTACTTTTATCTTCTAATAATAAGTCAGCAAAAACAATAGCTAAACTATATTTCATACTACTAGTAGAATAATTACTAGGCTTTACTATAGTCCACATGACAGGATACTTAATTTCCCCTCCATTATCTACATAATCATATATGTCTCCCTCTCCGAATGTGTTTATCATTGAGTGAGATTCTTGTAGATTTTTGAGAGTTTCTATTAGTGTCCTTAGTGTCATTTTGTTTGTTTAAATATTCTTTTAGTTTCTTTTCGTTTTTGGTATATGCCATATTTAAAAAGGTTTTTTATATCTATTCCCCTGGTATCTCTCTGAGTAAGGTCTATAATCTTCAAAATCTCCTCTACCTAAATTAATTGAGGTCTTATATTGATTGCTTACAGGTTGTATAGTAGCACTACTACTGCCTGGGTTTAAATACTCAGGATATTGTGGGCCATTAGCACAAAGGAAATTAATACTTCTTTCTGCATACCATTCAGCATAGCCTTTATAATATTGACTTACACTAGATAATTCATTAAAAGTAGGCTGCTCAGTATTTTCACTAGTCCTTTTTAATACTCCTTTATTTACATATTTATACTGCATTGCTATAGGTAATTCCCCTAGAACATAGTTAAATAATGTATCAGTTAAATATAAATCTAATAGAGTCTTATAAACCTCATTTAAGGGGTCATTCATTTCCTCCTGTTCGATTAAATCTAATATCTTATTATATAGAGCAGTACCACAGATTGGATGTATATACCTATCCTGTGTCATTTTAATAACCTGAGTGATATTTTTCATATCAATGTTATTACTAGCTATAGTGAAATCTTTAAAAGACTGCTCACTAATCATTAATATATTTCTGCTCATTATCTGCTTGTTTTTTCTATTACTACATTTCTTCTCCACTCATGTCTACAATAAGGAGTAGTCATATTAGTGTCAGGGTTATGATACCATCCTCCACAAAGAGTAAATACTGAATATCCTAACTGAGAACTAATACTTTGTATCTCTTCTCTAGTAAAAAATAGTCCACTACCATATAATTTTTGGCATAATGGTCTACTTCCTGACTTTGCAGGAGGTACATTAGGCCTCTCTTCATAAGAATAAAGAACCTTATAAGCATTTATTGGAGTAATTTTTCTAATAGCATTATCTCCAATCTTAGTTATTTTTCTAGTTAATATCTTTTCGCCATTTTTAGTAGTTACTTTCTCAGTAATTAACTCATCATCTATTAATTTAGCTATGGTTTCTTTTACTATACTAGGTTGAGTAACCAATTTAGTAGCAATATCTTCTACTTTTACTAATGGGTCTGCTTTAATCTCATCTAAAATCTTAGTCTGTAAGCCATTTAACTCATAGTCAGCAAATAATTCCTGCTTAATAAAGTCATTCATGCTAGAAAATACAAGTTTATCCTGTTTAATAATCTTATAATGCTCTTTACTTACTCCTTTACCTTCAAATTTACTTAGTATTTCCTCATCCTTTACAGAACTAAAACAAGTAGTATGGCTATCATCATGACTTTGTGCAACTCTTTGCACTACAGGGCCTGTAATAGCTACTGCAGTAGGTGCCAAATCTAACCCTATTAATCCCCTTAACTCTTTAGAACTTAAATTCTCTAAAACTTTACCTAATAAAGTAGGGTTTAATGAGTTTAATGAGTTAATTAATTGTTGGTTATCATTAGTTTCATTTTTATCTATAACATCCAGGCCTAATTTAGTCCTAATCTCATCCTGAGTCATGTTAGCAGAAATAATCTGCTCTGAAAACTCAAAACCAATAGGCTCTATTCTCTTTAATTCTAATCTAGCACTTATGTTATTGAAAGAATAAAGGTAGTTAATTACCTCTTCTAATGACTTCTGCTTAGTGTTAATATATGT